ACCGTCATCCCTGGTTCAAAGCTCTGCTGAACAATTGCGATCTTTTCCTGTGTGGTACGCCGTCTGCGTTTCTCCGGCCCTAAGACATCAATCATCTGTTCTCCAATGACTAGTCTAAAAACTAGTATTAAGACTATCACTTATTTAAGTGATATTGGTTGTCTGGAGATTCAGGAGGCCAGTCTAATGGCCACAGAACAGGTAAAGACTTCCGGCAGGTTTCAGCACCCGCCAGAACTGCGCCAGACACTGGTCCAGCCACTTCAGGTAATCATCGTCGCCCTTCCACTGGTTATCCCAGCCTTCAGGCTTCACTTTAAAGTACGGCGGGTCCGTGACTATCAGGTCAACAGAATTTTCGGGTAACGACCGGATAAATTCCAGGCAGTCGGCGTTGATTAACTCACAACTGGATATTTTTACAGTATTAAGCATGGATCATTAAGCCTGTCTCTGATAGGCTCATTCTGCTTTTGCGCAAAGCAGATGGGCCTGAGGTTTGCTTGTGACCCCAACGCATGAGCAGATGGCTGGTGAGTGCCCCTAACACCCACCAGCCGCCCATTTACCACAAATAAAAAAGCCTTCAGGACTGAAGGCGTCTGTAACAACCGAACTGATAGTCTGCCAGACCCGCCATAACAAGCTGGGTCAGTATTAGCTGGCAGCGTTCGCGTGAAAGGTACGTATTCTGTGCAATCTCCCCGACAGTCGCCGGTTCGGTGGCACTTAATTCATTAAAAACCACTCTGGCGGTTTCGGTCATATCCTGCTGTTTCAGCATGTCTTTTTCCCTTTTCCGGTTAACGTGACACACCAATAACTCTTGTCGAAAAAGCCAGCAAGCTGAAAGACCGGTATTAATAACCACCTGCACATTTTATGTACTGCACCATTTTTCTGGCATAAAAAAACCGCTCAATGCCGGGCAGTAAAATCTTTATTACTCAGGAAATTTTAACGTACTCTGACAGTATTAATTTCAAAATCATTAATATTTCCGCTATTAAATATAACGAATTTCTTACCCCCACTCCTGTATGATTTCGATAACACCAGACGATCATCATAGCGCGCAATAATGTAATACCATACATTCTCATAGTGGACCGTCTGATATTCCCTCTTAAACTGTGGTTTGTACCAACCGGCAATAAGAGAGAATGCCCAGAAATAAATCATAAACCCAGCCATCATGAACTCAATTCGGTGATGGCGAATAACAGACATTTCCGAAAAACATTTGACTGAAACAAGTCTTCTTCCAGACCTGACAAAAAGCGTGATTGCAAAGGCAGCAAGAACACAGAAAATCAGTACATCTGGCTCAACATGCTGATGAATTACAGAAAACTCCAGAACAGGTGGAATAAAAAGCAGCAATATCGCGAGAAAAAGCCGGATAAAACTCAAATTTTGTATATTGCGCTTTTGTTTTATGCCCAAAAAGAAAACAATACCAACTCCCCATCCAATAAGGAATATAACGATAACTGTCACAGCATAAAACAAACTTCGTGCTACATCATCGACACCAGCCCCGACAACCCACCATGGAAAGCCATAGTAAAATGAAGTACCCCATCCATAGAAATAAGCGCTCCCCCATCCGAGACAGCCCATATAAGCAACAAAAAGTGAAGAGTTTCTGAGCAGAGCACTGTCATCCATAGTAACACCATTAACAACTCAAAAATATCAACACACATTACATAACAAATTGGATTCCATGCAGTCAAGGGGCGTCATTGATGGAGAAAGTATTGGCACAATCGTCATCACGTTTAATGTCTATGCCATTTTTTGGGGGGTAAAAAACCCGCTCGGTCACGGGTTTTAGTGGCTTTGTCATCACGTATAATAACGGCAAAATATCAGATTTACACGAAACATATGCCTTTTTATCTACTTTTGCAATACTTTGCTATGAAAATGCCGCCTTTTGTTTTGAACGTGTTCCCTCCACCAACAATAAAGCTTCACTATCCAGCCGATGAAAAATGTGTTTCATTGCAACCCAGTGACCAGTAAATGTCTTGGACCAGTTTTTGGTTGTTACTCCCACCAGTAACGCCAGTTCCTGGTATTCGTAACCTTCCCCACCAAAAAGCTCAGCTTTTACCGCCTGCGCCGCCAACCAGATCAACGTCTTCAGGCGCACCAGAGTTTTTCCTGCAATTTTTCTGGTACCGGATTGAGCATTAAATTCAGTCCACGCCCACTGCGTTATCGCGATCTGATGCTCCCAGCAAATGCTACCGCTGTAACACCACAGCAGCCAGGCTTTATGATGTTCTTCAAGAGACAGAACGGCGCGTCGCCATGATGATGTCGAAAACTCAACCGGACTGACCAGGGCAATTGATGAGCCTTTCGCCAGTGATTGTTTACCCGGGATCGGGGGATTATCCCGCGTGATCATTTTTCCGGTTACCTCATCGCGGTAACGAATTTTTTTGCGTCTGTAACGCCCTGTATCGAACAGGGCATTTTCCTGCCAGGCTTCCAGCTGGCCTTTTGTCGACCCACTAAGATCCGCAGTGGCAATCATGAGTTGCTCACGAACAAACTGTAAATACTGGTTATTCATGCACACCCACCTCTGTAATTCTTATCTCCAGCCGTCCACCAGATACTGGCTTGCCACGTACAATATTGATTTCATCAAACTGCTCATCGTCCATTAACAACCCCGCGTGCGTCAGCGCATCCAGCGGTGCTTTCAGAATATTGTCCAGGTCACGGCGGCGCTTATCCGGTGGCTCTGCAATAATTTTTATTGCCAGCCGTCCGGACAGGCTTAATTTCAGTCGCTGCTGGCGAACAATAAGCGCCACTGCCCGGCGATAACGCTCCCCGGCTTTTGATACAAAATATGTGCTGCCACGGCGTCGCCAGTAAGTGTTCACCGTCGGCGGGTAAGGTAAAACCAAATCTATGAGCATCAGTCACCTCTTTTACCCGAGCACGCCAGTCGCAAAGGCGTGATCAAGAAAACGAAAAATTAACTCAATCTGAGAGCCGTACTTTTTCTCAAACTTCAGCGGGTCTGCATGAAGTTCGTTGTGGTGCTCCCGGCACAACGGTAGCGTGAAAATATCGTGGGCCTTTGTTCCCACTCCCCCCTGACCATGACCAATCAGGTGATGCGGATCGTCAGCTGGCTTACCACAACACGCACACGGCTGTGTCTTTACCCAGCGCGTGTATTTCTCATTAACCCAACGGCGACGTTTAGGCCGCCTCATGAACGATTCAGGAGACTCCGGATCAACGGCGATACTGACAACCGTTTTTTTCTGTGGTGGATTTTGTTGCTGGTGGACGTGAAGTGGCAGCGCAATATTTTTTGTGCGCTGCTTCAGTATGCTGATGGCTGTCTGTTCTCCCGGTACGATGTCACTCTCACGGTATACGGAGCGGATTTTTTCCGCTGGTAATCCCAGCGAACGACGCGCTACTGCCTCAGGTAGTGCATCCACCACCTGATTGCAGGCCGCCCACCAGGATAATTCGGCCAGCGATAACTCCCTCTCCTGCGTACCGCTTATTGCGTGACGGATGACATCAATCATCCAGGCAACCAGATTCTGCTGAGCAAGTTGATCGAGTGATTCTGATGTCTGGTCGCGCAGCTGGTTGTCACAGTGCCAGCACAACACCATCGCGCCGGTACCATAACGGTGAATGACGGTTTCGCTGTGATGATAACCGCCGTGTGGCCACTGGCAGGATTTCACGTGACGTAATAACCAGTCAGACAGTGCACCTGCACCACCTGCAGCACGAATAACCCGCTCATCGCTGAAAAATGGCAGTAATGTTTTATCCTCTGCCAGCGGCTGGCGAACGGCAGGAACGACTCCGGACGGCAGACCGCGCATGTTTTTCGGTTCCGGCTCCACCAATATTCTGCCGTTATGGAATACTGACATTGATTCACGGCCTGGCTTAACGATAACCAGACTGAGTTCCGGTACCAGAACAGGTCGAAGTAATACCCGCACGTTACCTCCAGATGCGTTGCTGATATGTGCGGGACGGACGCGGCGGGCGTTCGGAATAAGGGAGCCTGACGGAAATTATCCAGTGTCGGAAGTCAGGACTGAGGCCTTTCTGAAACTGGTATCCACGTCTGCGGTAATTCTGAATCAGCCACTCGGCCTGTTCTTCAGTGCATTGGTCATGCTGGTACCAGTCATATTTGAATGCGTGAGAGCGCCGTCCGTGTCTGCTGGCAGGGTCGGCATCAGAATTGTGGTGTTTGGTATTGTGCGCCATCGGTTGTCTCTGCTGGCGCAGCAGGTGCCAGTTGTTCAGGCTGGCGTGTGGATTGTAAACCAGAATGCCAGGAAAAAACAAAACCCGCGAAGCGGGTTAGTAAAAATGTACTGAAGTCAATGACGTGCCATCACAGTTAAAATATGACAGACTCTATTTACGTAGAGATGTCAGACTGCAAGATCCAAGGGAAGATCAGAAATATCCTTTAATCTTTTACCATTAACCATCACGGAAAGCATGTCAGCTGCATCGCTGAGCCCCAGTATTTCAACTGCTGATATAAGTTCATAAAGCGCAAAATGATACACGCAATCTATATCACCAGTACCAAGAGCAATAGACGCCAGACGACTTGGAGTAGGCTCAGCAGTAACAACCATTACATGAGGGAGATTTCCCTTACGGTTGCGAATAAGATTTAATGCCTCAGAACGAGCATTCTGGGCCCGGTCGCTTCTTATTGTCCATTTGCAGGAAATACTTGCGTGTAATATTGGTTTCCCACCATTCGAACTCCTGAGAGCTGACATGCGGGTAACAGAATCATCCACCAGTAATTCAGGACTGTTGATAACTTGATCACATTCAGGTTCTCTTTCAACAATAATATCTGGTGAAATCGTATAATCACTCCCCAGTGCAGCAGCTAGCTGAGGATTACTTTTTGCAGCACTATCCAATGCTATAAGATGGGCATATTGTTCATATTTAGCTATCTCTAATCTGTTTCTACCAGAAACCTGATGTACATTCCATTTTCCAGGGCGTAAGTGGCTGAGTTTAAAAAAGGTTTTTTCTATAAACTCTGCGCAGATACTCTCAAACTGATTACCAGATGTTTGCCCTGCAACACGTTCACCAATCGTTTCAGCCTGCAAGAAGCGAGCAATTTCTCTTGCTATAGCTTTACTGTTTTTGTTACTGCTATCTGCGTTACTAACAACTCCGGCAGTATTAATTGTGAGCGTATTCAGTAACAATTGGGCATGAAACTCCTTTCTGGCTTCAGCAAAACCAACTATGCTGTCAACCAAATCTCCATTCATTTCTGGATTTCCTTCAGGCTACTTGACTATTCTTACTGATGTTATTCTTATACCGTCCCTGCAAAACTCCATACACATATTGTGCGATTTTTGCCGCAAATAGCGGTGGAACAGCATTCCCGATCTGCTTTGCAATCTCAGTTTTTGAACCGGTAAAAATGAAATTATCAGGAAAAGACATTAATCTCGCTGCCTCACGATGAGTTATTGGCCGATCCTCTTCCGGATGTAAATATCGCCCTTTCTCCGGTTTGAAAAACTCAGTACGAATCGTTACTGAAGGTCTGTCCCACCACAGACGTCCAAACAAATCGGTCCCTCCAGATTTCTTTTTTAGCCAGCACGCCGGGGTTATATCAGGTCTTTTTTTCTGTAAATCGAAACGGTTACCTCCTGGTGGAACCGCTTTATATCGCTCCAGAGAAACAGGTGTGGGATTACGCCCAAAATGTAAGTTCAGCGGAGGAAGTTCATTACGAATATCAGTTCCAACAGGAGCAGGTAAGTCACCAATTGCATCACGCGTACAGACCCATTCAGGCAAAGCGACATCCTTATCAGGGGAACGATGCGTTGGTGCTGGCGGGAACGCCGGAATACTATGCACATCGAAGAGTTCTCGTTTGATACCGATTGCTATCGTTCGTTTTCTTGTCTGAGGTACTCCATAGTCAGCAGTATTCAACACCATTGGATTAAGCAGAATAAAGCCCATGGATTTCGCTCTAAACGTAATGTCCGCAAACTCATCGCTTATCAGCAATCCGGGGACATTTTCCATGACGAACATACAAGCCCTTGAACGCTCAATGACATCCATATAAGGCTCCCACAATGCTCTTCGGTGATCACCATAACGATTCTTATTCAATAAACTGAATCCCTGACACGGGGGGCCACCTATGACCACATCAGCCTCAGGAACAGTATTGCTGGATGCCCACTCCTCAATATTTGCCTGAACTCCATGCAAACCAAAATTGGCATTGTAGGTATTTATAGCTGCAGCATTATTATCAATAGCAAGGATACTTTCAAAGTAGTCAGACATCTCTCCATGAAGAAAACCATAAGATAATCCACCTGCCCCACAAAAGAGGTCTATCACTCTGAATTTATTTAATTCTTTCATCCGCATCCATATGCCTCAGATTAATGTTGAGCGTCTTACAGGACGCGTAATGTTAACTGGGGCTTTCTCTATCTGCCTTTTGGTGTTCATGCCTGAGGCAGACAGCCTCAGGCACCCGCAGCAATTCTACTTAACTCACGTCACCTCGCCAATATGAAATCAATCAGAAAGGTGATCCATAAAATCACTCCTTCTCTTCTTTTCCGTAGTGGAGTTGGCCAATTTTGATAAGAGGGCGTCCCTGAGATTTGCGGTGTAGATTGGTATCGCGCAGAGAATACACACAGCCACAATATTCCTGCTGATAGAATTTTTCGCGCTTGCTGATTTCAATCATACGGGACGAGCCGCCCTGCTTGCGCCAGTTATAATCCCAGTACACCATACCCGGATAATGCGCAACAGCTCGCCGCCCACACTCGTTAACCTGCTGCATATTTTTCCAGCGTGAAATGCCCAGTGAACTGCTGATCACACTGAAACCATTTTCAGCAGCGTACAACGCTGTCCGCTCAAAACGCATGTCAAAACACATGGTACAACGGATCCCCCTCTCAGGCTCCCATTCCATTCCTTTGGCACGTTCAAACCAGTTGTCGGTGTCGTAATCAGCATCGATAAACGGCACGCCGTGTTGTTCAGCAAAGCGAATATTTTCATCCTTACGAATTAAATACTCTTTCTGAGGATGAATGTTCGGGTTGTAGAAAAAGATGGTGTAGTCGATTCCCGAGGCCTGAAGCGCCTCCATCACTTCACCGGAACATGGAGCACAGCAAGAGTGCAGTAGTAGTTTGTTTGCCCCGTTTGGGAGTTCCAATTTAGGCCGTTTGAAATCAGCAATAGTCATAAATATTTTTATTGGGGTCATGAAAATAGCACAGAGTGTAGCATCAGAGCAGGGCTATCGGGAATATATGTCTAAATCTGGTAATATCTGGTTTTGACGCAAAGCGGACAACCACGCTGGCTCTACCCTGCGCCATGAAAATGTCAATTCACATCTGAACTAATGCTCTTTAATCTAGTAACGTCTAAAATACCTAACATTTCCTTGATAAAATGCCAGTACACGCTGCATAGCTTCGCTCTTCCGGCACTCGCGACAGATTATATTCAGGCGCCTGTCGTAGCGGCGTATTTCTCCGTCTGGTAACTTTCGAATCAGTGTCGGGTCAGCAGCCTTCTCCGGTGTCTTACGCCATACGCGATACGCCTGCTCTGATGGAAATACCCCGCAATCACAGAGCCAGACATCACCACTGGCCGCAAGCGCACCAGATAAACGACGAATAGCGGTCTTACTGACACCCGTTTTATCTGCCAGTTGTCGAAAAGTTTCTCGTCCGCTCAGGCGCACGAATTCCACAATGCGCGCCTTCACTTCTTCCCGCTCTTCTGGTGTAAATACTTTTGCCATAAGCGCCTCCGGCAATCACTTTTCCGACACAATACGACCGGATGAATCGACAATCTGTCGAACAATATCCCGGTGCTTGTTCAGCTCCCGCAGCGCGGCGCAGACTCGCTCCCACTTCTGAACCTGACCTTTTGCCCGGCGCAGCTCGCGGTTAGCCACATGCAGCGATGGTAAAATCAGACCATCCGGATGTTTTCTGGTGAACGACGGCTGTGACTGCACTGTGACCGCCACACTTTCAGTTTTTATTTCTTCCTGTGTTTCCGCTTCCCGGACAGGTAACGCAATACCTGCTGGCTGAGGAATGGCTTTACCATCCGTTTCCGCTACGGATGCAGCTTCCGGCTCTGCCGGTAAATCAGCGCCCGGTATGCAGTAACGAAATTTACCGTTCTGATTTACGCGTGCCAGGCGCCCCGTTGCTGTTACGACCGCCAACGTGGAAGCAACCTTGCGAATGCTAACACCGAACTTATCCGCCAGTTCCTCACACGTTTTAGCCCCATCCTGACAGATAAACTCAATCATCATGTCCGCGGTAACTTTTTGTTCGACCTCCCCGGTCAGCACATCCGGTACTTCAGACTGTGCTGGCTGTTCTTCGGTTACCCCGGATTCACCTTCACCAGCCAGAAACCAGGTGTGACCCGTTTTATCAACAACGCCATTTTCTTTGAGTTCCCACAGTTCGTTGAGAACTTCTTCACGGCTGATATCAAGCCGCGCCGCCAGTTCAACAGAATTGGCTTTACCCATCGCTTTCAGTGCATGCAATACGGTTTCCATTAAAACTTCCTCCGGATAAAAATTACTTCTCAGTTCCTGTGCTGGCTGACGTTCGGACGCCAGCTCTCCCAGTTAAACGTCACCCAGCGACCACCGTTCATGGACATGCGGTCCATCACCCGCTCGCCGAGAAGTGTATTCATCGCTGCATGGTTAAGATTTGTCAGCATCCCCACACTGAGTAACGATGCCGTTCTGCGGTCAACAATCTGATTCAGCGTGACCTGCTCATTACGCGTATCCCGTTGCATGCCAATTTCATCCAGTACCAGCAGGTCAACGCCACACAATCCCTGCAAAAATTTTTCGCCCGAGTTTTTGTTGTCGTAGCTGCCATGTAACGCCAGCATCACATCCGCCACTGTTATCACAATCACACTGCGACCTTTCGCCAGAAGGTGGTTGCCAATAGCCGCCGCCAGGTGGTTTTTTCCTGTGCCAGGCCTGCCACTGAAAACAAAATTCGTACAGCCGCCTTCCAGCTCTGCCGCAATGGATTTCGCCTGACTCAGGGCATGGCGCTGACCATCGTTCTGCACCCGGTAGTTACCGAACGTACACTTCCGGTGAAGCAGCTGGATACCGGAGCGGTTAATAATTTTTTCAACCCGCGTCTGATGATTCAGACGATTAACCTCCTCGCTGCGCTTACGCCCTTCAGCAAGCTGCCATTCCCGCCACTCCGCCACCGTACGGTACGGAGGGATTGCATCCTGCGGCACAAATCTGCTGACTCTTGCCAGAACACCACCTGACGTAATGTTTTTCATGGTGCGCTACCCCCTGAAACCCGGCGGAATTTCGGTATCCGGTTCAGAAATATGATTCACGCAACGCTGCGCGGGACCACGCCACAGTCGAATAACCAGTTCATCCCATTTCTCACGGAGTTTTTCCGGGCTCTTGATGTTTTTTATCCAGAACGGATCTCGTTGTGCCCGGCTGAACATTTCGCAAATTTGTCTGTGACTTCTTCCATCCAGCATCCGCATTGTGCGCACGTCATTGGCCCACGCCGTCCAGTTGGGCTCTTTCGGTCGCGTGATCTCACCATCGTCACTGGCAGCCTGTTCGTAAAGACTCACGATTCGTCCCCAGATCCACTGTGCGCACACCAAATCTTCCTGACTTCCCCACTGGCGTTTTTTCGCACTGAACACAACCGCGTCAGGGTGTCGGGTTAAAAAATCCTGTTCAGCCGTCTGCGGGTCCGGTTGCGAAGCGTCCGGACAAGAAGATCTTTTATCTGACGGATCAGGTTTTAATACTGACGGATCGGGGTCAATCATCGGCCCCCTAATCGGCAGTTTTTTATCAACAGTTGATCCATCAAAATTTGACGGGTCAACCGTTGAGGGGTCAATATTTGACGGGTCATTTTTTGCCGGGCTAATTTTTCTTTTCGGTTTATATGACTCACGCGCCGCCGCCGCAGCTGCTTCGAGTTTTTCCACATTAAGCCGATAGATATTGCTTACATTACGCCCACCGACCTTACGCTCTTCCTTCGTCAGCCAGCCCTCTTTCGCCAGTTCTGCAATAGCCGATTTCACTGTGGATTCACTTCTTGCACCGATCTGACGCCGGATAGTTTCAATGGCAGGCCATGACACGCCCTCGTCATTGCTGTAGTCTGCAAGACGGGCCATAACCGCCACCCTGGATAAGATCATGCCGGTGAAGGCGCACCCTTCCCAGACAAGACCATGAAGCTTGCTGCTCATAAAACCCCCGAACACCGTGCTTTTAGTGCATCACCACAGCATTCCCTGCCGGGCCGCCGCGATTCATCTGGTCATACAAAACAACCGCTGACGCAACAAAATCATCGACATCCTTCACCAGCCGATCCCTCCGTTCGACGATCTCACGGTAATATTCAGAACTGTGGCTGCGCATACGGGCCACCAGCAAAGGCGGCATCGCCTTTTCGATCGCCGGTAACAGAGCCTGCATTTTTTCAACAGCATCAGGGGTGTCTTTATCCAGCCAACGGAAAATTTTCTGGGTATTACGGGCCAGGGCTTCCGGATGGCTGTCGTCATACAGTTCCGGGAACGTCATTCCCAGCTCGAAATACGCTTTGGTAATTTTCGCAGCCGGCACTTTTTCGCCGTCCGGATGCGCCCAGACATTCATCGCCATGCGGATGTGTTCATGCTTGATTTTCATGAATCCCCCCCTTGGTTAGAAGGCGGATTATGATCAGAACCGGGAATGACAACCGTCGGTATGTGTAACTCATATTTGAGCGCCCCGGCAGTGACTGCCTGAATTAGCAACGCCCATTTCCACGGAACCTCTTCCCCCCACATGCTGACTGTGGTTTTTGACGTTCCTAGAGCTGCGGCTGTTTTAACAACTCCGCCAAAATAGCCTAATACTTCTGATTTTTTCATGAGTCGCTCCATAAAACTGAACGTCAAAAGTTTAATAATCAAAACCAAAGAAAGTCAAGAAACAAAACCATCTGTGTTTTAAAATCAAAACATGAGCAAGCAAACTATATCTGAACGCATAACCCAACGTATGCATGCGCTAAACCTGAAAGGCAAAGACCTTGTCAATGGCACTGGCGCATCAAAAGGCTCCGTAAGTCAATGGATGAACGGTGGAGGAGCGCCGTCCTCGCGTTACATAAGTTCACTGGCAAAAATATTGAAAGTAAACGAAAATTGGCTTCTTAATGGAGGAGAGTTAAATACAGGTGATTCGCTTGATCTATCTTTACCGCCGATAAAAACGGTTCCGCTACTATCACTTCAGCAGGCAGCAAGCTGGAGTGATTATATGAAAAATTCCTCAATAACCTCTTGTGTGCAGCTTGTCGGAGAAATCCCGGTCAATACCTTTGCAGTTGTTCTAGAGAGTGACAGTATGTCAACATCTGGTGGGGGAGTTTCCATCCCAAATGGTTCAACAGTTTTTGTTGATCCCGATCGAACCGTACAACCAGGAAATATTGTCCTTGCCTTACCCAAAGGGACCACAACACCTGTCATTCGTAAACTGGAGATAGAAGGGCCGGATATTCTTTTAGTCCCCACGAATCCTCGCTACCCTTCAATTATGCTGGATGATCTATCTTGCATATTGGGCGTATGCTTTAAAATTCAACAAGATATTTAACCAACCTCATCTATTTGATTAACTGTATGCCATCGTGGTGATGGCTTAACAGCTGCCTGCTTAAAATGTTTTGATAAAAAAACATTGACCTGAAAAGTTCGTTTTTCTAAACTTCATTCGTTCCCTCACCCCATCCTACAGAATGCAGGGCAATACTTCGAGTTACCAGGCAGTGGTCAGGGGTTAAGTAGCCAGCCCGAGGCGTAAGAACATGACGGCAGGGTTCAACTTTAATAACTATGCAGCAGGTTTTTGTTCCGCTACCCCGGCGTTAAGGGGAAATGAGGTCAGCATGGATACTATCGATCTTGGCAACAACGAATCTCTGGTGTACGGCGTGTTTCCAAACCAGGACGGCACCTTCACCGCAATGACGTATACAAAAAGCAAAACGTTTAAAACCGAAAATGGTGCCCGTCGCTGGCTGGAAAGAAACTCAGGTGAGTGATATGGATTTCAACACAATCATGGAAAAGGCTTACGAAGAATACTTCGAAGGCCTTGCCGAAGGCGAAGAAGCCCTCAGCTTCAGTGAGTTTAAACAGGCGCTTTCCAGTTCGGCAAAATCTAACGGCTGATAAGCGAAACAGCACCGCGAGGAATCAGTATGCAGAAACGAGAACCCGTCATCATCGCGCCAGACTATACCGATGATGAACTTTATGAGTGGATGCACCAGAAAATTAAGGCTGCGCAGGACCTGAAATGGGCCAATGAAGCCAAGACTAAGCAGGCTGAAAATCTGTCCGCTCTGGAGCAGGATATCACCAGGCTGGAAAAAGCAGCGGCATTAAGCATTGCCAGAATGATTACATACCCGCGTTAATAGCTAACCAACGAAGCTAAGGTTGGTAATTAAAGAGTTCTCCACGGGTGAGCATCCGGCACTGACAGTTTACTGAAAGGATATTTCCCTGAAAAGTCAGACCATAACGCGAAAGCGCACGGCGAGGTAGCTGGTTCATAGATAGCCTGTCGTTAAATTTTCGTCGACCGTGCGCTTCCGGTTGTGGCACTCCGCGAAATGGCGCGGCGGTAAGTATGGCGGGGTTATTCCTTCCCCGTTGAGGACACCGGGTTGTCAGGTTGACCATACGCTTAAGTGACAACCCCGCTGCAACGCCCTCTGTTATCAATTTTCTGGTGACGTTTGGCGGTATCAGTTTTACTCCGTGACTGCTCTGCCGCCCTTTTTAAAGTGAATTTTGTGATGTGGTGAATGCGGCTGAGCGCACGCGGAACAGTTAAAACCAAAAACAGTGTTATGGGTGGATTCTCTGTATCCGGCGTTAATTGTTAACTGGTTAACGTCACCTGGAGGCACCAGGCACCGCATCACAAAATTCATTGTTGAGGACGCGATAATGGAAACGTTATTACCAAACGTTAATACGTCTGAAGGTTGTTTTGAAATTGGTGTCACTATCAGTAACCCTGAATTTACTGAAGATGCCATTAACAAGAGAAAACACGAACGGGAGTTATTAAATAAAATATGCATTGTTTCAATGCTGGCCCGTTTACGCCTGATGCAAAAAGGACGCTGGCAATGAATACTGCTGTTGCCCTCACTCTGACTGTTTTTCTTAATACTGGCGAACCTGTTGATGTGGTTACTGGTATATATGGTTCAATGAAAGAATGTATGGCTGCCGCAGCAGAACAGAAAATTCCTGGTAACTGTTATCCGGTCGAGAAAGTTATTCGCATGGATAATAACGAAATCCCGGCAGGATTAAAAACAGCGCCGTAATTAATATCCAGTTTCATTTTTATATGCCAGCAATGGCAGGGATTTGTTCACCCTTAAATCTGTAATGAGGTAAAACAAAATGAGTAAAGTCTTTATTTGCGCCGCCATTCCGGACGAACAGGCAATAAAGGAAGAAGGTGCAGTCGCTGTAGCCACTGCCATTGAAGCCGGTGATGAACGTCGCGCCCGTGCAAAATTTCACTGGCAATTCCTGGAACATTATCCGGCTGCTCAGGACTGCGCTTATAAATTTCTTGTTTGCGAGGATAAACCCGGTATACCCCGCCCTGCCCTCGATTCCTGGGATGCTGAATATATGCAGGAAAACCGCTGGGATGAGGAGTCTGCTTCCTTTGTCCCGGTTGAGACTGAATCAGATCCGATGAACGTCACTTTTGACAAGCTGGCCCCTGAAGTACAGAACGCTGTCATGGTTAAGTTCGACACATGTGA